AGTGCGAATGTAGAGTTGAATGTTGCTAGTCCTTGTCTGAATGCAGTAGCGTCTGAGTTGACGTTACCATAACTAAAGTCAGTTTGTGGATTAGTAACAGGATCAGTTCCTAGTAAGTGAGAGTGATTTAGTGTGCCAGTGTAGATAGACAGATAGTTATCTATTCTAGCACGAGTTTCATTTGTGTCAATAACTCCACAGTCACCATTATTTGGATTACCATTTTTAGTGAAGTAGTCATCACTTAGACCACTAATCTCCGAGAATGGTGAACCCCAGTAGTTACCAAATGCTACACTACTGCTACCTACACCAGGCAACAGATCTAAAAGTGATCCTCTGCCAGAGTTTTCAACTTCTGAATTAAACTGACCAAAGTTCCAGAATCCTGCATCTTCCCAGTAACCATCATCAACAGCATCTGTATCACTATCAGGTCTTCCACTCCAGTTTTGTGTCCCAGTAGCAGATGTGCCATAGTATGCTCTAGTGCCCCATGGAATGAGTGGATCACCATCATCACTATCAATTTGTCCACTAATCAATTCATGTTCATGCTGTGGAGGACGAACAGAAACATCACTAACAGGACCAATGTTAGCAACAACTTCACCAGTGACAGTGAATTCAACATCTGCCTCTAGTTCTTCAGTTCCAAATGTTCTTGGAGTTCCTAGTGTAAAGTATTCTGATTCTATACCATCACTAGATCCAGCAGGTGCAACAACTTGTTCTAGTGGATCTGGACCAGCAACATCAACATCATCAACATACCAGTAACCACCAGTTGATCCAGTCAGTTCAAATGAACCACCAGCACTTGTTACAGGAACAAAAGAAGATGATCCTCTATTAGAGTCAACGATACCAGCACCTACCATTCTAACATTACGATAGTCTGGAACATTGAAGTTTCCAGTGTAGGATTTAGTTGCAGGAATATATGCACCATTGCCACCATATGTGTTACCAATTGCTTCCCACAACCAAGGATAATCTGCTGCAGCAAAGGTTGCTCCATCACATGGTAAGAATCCTGGATATCTTTCTTCAATATCACCATAACCAAAGTTACCATCATTTAGTGGTGTTTCTTTAGTGATGGGAACAACAGTTCCAATAGAGTAACCATCAAACTTAGGTGCTCTATAGTAATCTCTAGCATTGTTAGGATCTTCGCCTGCTGCTGCCCATGCTGTATCATCAAAATATGCATTCTTCTCAGAATACCACACACCAAGATATGCAGGAGGGATAGGTTTAACAGCATAGTTGATAGATCTCAACTGAAATGGAGATGCATCACCAAATGTGATCACTGTCTGACCATAATTGGAGAGTCCTTGAACAGGATCAAGATCTGCATTTCCAGGTTGTTGCATAATAATGGTAATGAATACAGGATCACCACCAGGATCAGGATTAACTGTTCGTGGTCCTACAGTTGCTGAATCACCATTGATTGAGAATAGAACATCACCAATGTTCTCATTGGTAGCAAAGTTAAATTCATTAAATGATTCAGGATTTGTTGCACTAATAGTGATTGGTAGATTGAAGTCAGTCAATCCAATAGGACCAATGATACTAGCACCACCAGGAGTTCTATTGATAACTTGGTTGATAGGTGTGAATGCTGGAATAGTATCTGGACCAGTCCAGTTTGCTACAGTCCATGTCTGAATAAATCTGTTTCCTACGTTAATACCAACAGTAACAACACCTTGACCAGGAATTACAGGGTTAGTGATATCTGTAGAGTTATCAACAACCAGTTCGATAGTATCACCATTCTGAACTGTGACATTGTTGATGAGACCAGAAGAACCACCATTAATACTAATCTTAGGAACAATATTAGTATCAGCAGGTCTGACTGTAACAGGAACAAATAGTCCAGCGTCAAGTCCACCAACCAGTGCTACATTTCTGCCAGCAACTGATGTAGAAGAACCTGATGCAGTTTCTGATCTAAGACCAGTTTGTCCAGGAATCTGACCAACTAGATCTTGGAATACAAAATTAGTTGGATTATCATCAATACCTTGTCCAGATGTAATCTGCCATACAGAAATACCAGCACCATCACCAACAGTAACACTGAAGTTAATAGTTGCTGTTGGTGTTGCTGATGATGTGCCCCTTAACTGAACATACTGACCATTACTTACTGTCAGGTTGTTGCCCCAAACACTTGAAATATTATTCAGAACTTCATATCCATCAGCATTAGTAAATGTAGTATTAAAATTAGATACTGCAATCTCTGCACCATTATCAACACTAATGATAGCAGAAGTAGTTAATCCTAGAATTTGTGCAATATCACTGTATACAAGTTGTCCTAGTGGTAGATTGTTTAGCGAACCAAAATCTGGTGCTGGATTTGGTGTGTTGACTGGAATTGCACCAGTTGTAACATCCCAAGTAGCAGAACCTGTTCCAACAGTAACAACAACATTCTTTGTGTCTGATGGTGAAGAAGAAGATACTAGTCTGACCTGAATCTGGTCAAGATTAGATACGGTATTGTTAAGTGCTCTAGTCCATGCACCCCAAGCACCATAACTACTGGATCCTTCGTTGTATAGTCTTAGACGATAAGACCAGTCGTTTACATCAATAACATTGGAACTAACAATCAATGGTGCCTGTGTTCCAGGATCAAGACCAGTGATTGTAATAACTTCTTCACCTTCTCTTAGTGGATCAGGATCACTTGCTAGTCCAGTATATGCAACACCATTATCAGGATCTGTTGTTGCTGCATATGTTAATAGAGTATCGGGTTCTGCATCATCAACATTTCTAAGGAAGAACGGATCAGGTTCAAAATCTTCTAGTTTAGTCTCAATAATCCAGAAGACAGTAAGCTCGCCAATCTCAATCTTGACTTGAGTAATATCGTTGAACAGAGGAGGAGCTTCGTAACGAAACTGGATAGACTGTCCCTCTTCAACATACAGCGGACTGGCACTAAACTGATATGGCATCTGATGTTAAGATTTTATCCCGTTAAGTATTTAGGTTAGATTTGACGAACGTCGTTCCAGTTAGATTCTATATCAGGATCATTATCATCAAATCTTACTTGAATAGGAAAATTCGATCTAATCTCTGCTGCAACTTCAATATCTGTAACTACAATAGGATCACTAAGAACTAATGACTCATCAGGTGCTGCAATCTGATCAAGTGGTAGTTCATCTAAGTTATCTGGAATAGTAATATTATCAGGTGTTTCATCGACAACTACACCAATGCTAGTATTCTGAATATTTGAACCACCAGCACCTGCGGCAGAAACACTAAATGCAACAGCAAATGTTCCATGTAATGTCCATGGAATATTAAATGTTGCTGTATTGGTTACTGCTGCTCCAGATTCGTCGGATGCTGTTCCTGGCAGAGAAATACTTTCTGTTATATTTACAGCATTACCTGTATTTGGATTTCTTTGCGTATAAATGGCATTAATATTAACACCACTAGTTGCATATCTATAGGTAAAATCAATTGACAAAGTATCGCCATAGTTAATCTGTAGTGGCGGATTATATGCCAATTCTGGTGGTTGATTCACAGTAACAGTAACATCATCACTGTCTGATCCACCGAGACCAGAAGCAGATAATGTATATGTGGTTGTAAGAGTTGGTTGAACATTTGTATTGCTTGTAAGCAAAACTCCACCAATACCCTGGTTGATTGATGCACTGCTTGCATCACCAGTCACAACCCAATCTAGGCTTGCAAACTGTCCTCTAGTAATAGATGTAGAAACATTTTGTCCATTTGCTCTTAAGTTAGCAACAACTGGTTGATATACAGTAAGAATTGCTTGAGCAGTATCATTACCTGCCTGACCAATAGCAGTCAATATGTATGTGGTTGTAGCATTAGGACTAACAACTTTATCGTCTATAGCAGCAACATTACCAATACCTGCATTGATACTTTGAGACTCAGAATCTATTACACCCCAGGATAGAGTTGCATTTTG